TATGAGCGAGTGCCCCCAGTAGTTAGCGTCGAGGGCGAACTTCATGAGCAGTTTGAACCAGGAGGTGTTGAAGTAGTTTGCTGCCTCCTCGTCCTCGTCGCCCTTCTCGTTGACCAATTTGAATGAGCGAGCCATGACAAAGCCCTCGCGCTGCTGTATGCAGCCGGAGAGGTGGAGGTCCACATCGACGTCACGGTAGATGTCGTAGAGCGGCTGTCGGTTTGGGCTGTCGATATTGATTGCCCGTTGCCACGCCTGCCTCCAGTCGCCCATGTCCTTACGTGTGAGCGAGTCAGTAGTGCGCTGCAGTTCCATGACCGTCTTCTTGAAGCGCTTGGCATCTTTCTTTGCCAGACGGAGCGTTCCGAACGGTGTGCGCACCAAAGTTTTGTTATTATTTTTTTTCATGGGTGTCATAGTTATTGCTGCGCTGAGAGCGCAGCGTAATGAACGAAAGATGTTACCAGTTATGACGTAGTTTTTTCTGGCCGCCATATACCATTGGGAAGCCGATAGGGTTTCCGTCTTCGTCGGTGGCGAGCGGAAGATCAGGCACAATCTTTCCGGCTTGCACTCCCTCCAGCCACTTGATGGCACGCTCGTAGCGTTCCTTGCGTATCTCCATGCCCATCTTCTGCGGGAGTGATGCCGCCATGTGGTAGAGTGCGATGTCGCAGGTGTACATGACGATGAGCCGGTTGCGCTCGATTCCCGTCGCTGAGAAAATGGCGTTAGTGTCGTATTTCGGTCTGAGGTAGCCGCTGATTTCTTCTTTCGCTTCTGTCTCGGCAGATATTTGGATGTCTTCGTTAACTTGCGAAATGACCTTCAGTGCCTGTTCTCCGATGACGACGTTGTAATCTTCGTTTGTGATGAACATCATAGTTATTTACTTTATAGGGTAACATACAAGGCTTTCCGCTCGATGTCGGAGACCGTCGTGCCCTTACGGAAGATGCCATTGGCCACGAACTTCTTAACCTCCTGCTTGGAGAGGACTTCGAGTTTCTTGTTAATGACCAGCACCATGTATTTGCGGTGCGTAATATGGTGAAAGCGGTCAGCCTTCTTGACGGCACGCTTGAAGCGGAAGCCGAAGATGATGTCTTTTATCAGTCTGAACATATTAAAATAAATTTTGAATATCGGCTGCACCTCAGCATAAGAGCAAGCTCTTCTGCATTCGGTTTGCACGTTATTTACCATTGGTTTTTGGAGGTCGGGCGTTTGCCGAACCTCGGTGTATAAATCTGTTGTCTTGTATTCTTCTGGAGGATATAGATTGCTCCCTCGTCGGCATCCGGTGCGTCGTCGTTTCCGGACATTCCTTTCTCGAAGGCAAGCAGTTGCTCGAGTCCAGCTTGCATGTCGGGGTCTTCCTTCTGGGAGAGGTCGTAGAATACGAAGCCACGTTCCCAGAGCGGACTGATGGCCTCGATACGCTGGAACTTGTCCGGCTTCTTGCGTGTGTCGCCCGTGATGGGGAGTTGGTAGCCACGCAGCTTTCCCTCTTCCGTGAAGTCGTCGAGTATCATGTCCTGCATGAAGGAAGCCTCCATTACGAAACGAATAGATATGGAGGTACTGGCTATTTCGGTAGTTCTGAAGATTCCCGCAGTCCTGGACGCCAAGCAATATTCTTCATATAGATCGTAGCACCAGCGGACGAGTTCTGCCAAGGATGCTTTGCGGACGAACGCACGGAGGTGCCACAGGTTGGTACCATGCTTTCCCCAGAGTTTTGCAGCCTTGGTGTCGTTGGACTTCTTGCTTTTCCACGACGGGTCGATGTACAGTACAAACTCGGTAAAGTCCTTCCATGCCGGACGCTTGGCCCACTTGATCCACTCCTGGCGGAAGACGGTGCCCTCCACGATGGGGTTGTGCATCATCTCCTTGTTCCAAGCGCGGTAGCCGACAAACTCGGCATATTCCCGTGCCTCCTCCTTCGTCCATTTCTCCTTCCATACAGGGTTGCCCTCGTTGTCAACGGCATATACCGTCGAGACGTGAACACCTTTGGTGGCGCAGATGTTCGCCAGTACGGAGGTTTTGGAGATAAGGTTGCCTACCATGAGGAAACGGCCACGTCCCACGTCAAGTGCTCCGAAGAGCGCCTCCTTCACCCAGTCGGTGAGTTCGCGGACACGCCGCTCGTTACGGCAGAGCTCGTCGTCGTCGAGGTCGTCGATGACGATATAGTCAGGACGTGACTCACGCTTGCGGAGACCACGCGGCGACTGCCCACGTCCACACGCCAGGAAATACACGCCGTCCTTTGTGGTGAACTCACCTTCCGTCCAGTTCCCGAGCGACATCTGCTTGCCGAAGTCGGCAATGATGCGCTTGTTATACTGCAGCTCCGCCTGAATGTCACCCAGCAGTCGGTCGGCACTGTCCTCTGACTTACCGACAATCACCATGAAATTGATGAGCCGCTTGGGCTGGAACATGAGCCAGAGCGGCATGAAGATGTCGAAGTGTGTGGACTTCGCGTGTCCTCGTGGCCACTTGAACACCGCTTTGAGGTTTGGTGTGTTCTTGACCTTTGTGGCAGCAGCGTTGTGGAACGGTGCGTTGTGAATGATGCGTATGGCCTCGCCCGTCACCTTGTCGCGCAGGGTGAGGAAATGCGGAAAGTAATACTCACAGAAAGCGGCATAGTCTTTCTGGAGGCGGCGTATGCGCTGCTCCTTCTGGGTGGCGTTCTCACGGACGAGACTTTTGGTGTCGGTCAGGTTCTGGATTTGCCGGCAATGCTCCCTCCACTCCTCCTGTACTTTCTTAAATTCCGCTATAGTGGACATAGTTTAGAGTTCTGCAGGGTGAGACATCTTTTCCATGAGGGCATCGATGACGTTTGCCTTCTTGTCGAGTTTCTCGATCGTTGACGAGAGTTTCGACAGTTTGTCGGCGAGTGCCCCGATAGCCTCAGGGTCCCCGGACTCGTTGACCTGTGCAATGAGATTGTCGATTGCGAGGAGCAACTTGTTGACCAGTTCAGGGCGTGAGATATTCTTGGCTGCACGCGCCTCCTTCCATCCGTCGGTGCTGCACCACTTAGAGACAGACTGCCTTGACACGCCCAACTGGTCGGCAATCTCCGTCAGTTCCATACCGGACATGTACAGTGACCGTCCGAGCTGTTTCTTTCTTTCAATTTCTGCTTTTGTCATAAAAACGTTTTTATTAAAGGAGTTGAAAACTGATGCAAAGTTGGTTATTTTCAGGCAGTAGAGAAAAAATGTGTGCAATGGTTTCATAGAAGTGTGCAACCGTTTCACACTTTTTTTGTAGGGTCGATTAAAGGACGCAACTTTGCACAAAAAACAATCGCAGCTGTGCGTTTCCGCACAGCATAAAGAACGAAAAAATGAGCAAGACAAAAAGAGTAAGAATCAGCAACGAGAGCCTGAACAGCTACGGCACGAGGGTACTGACGGCGGGCATGAACGTGGAGCAGTACAACCGCAACCCTGTACTGTTGTATATGCACGAGCGCGGTCAGGTAATCGGCTATGTGAAAGACTTGAAGGTGGAAGGTGACGAGGTGACCGGCGAACTGATGTTTGACGAGGCCACGGAACTGAGCCAGCGCTGCAAGAAGCAGTGGGAGTTCGGCAGCCTTAAGATGGTGAGTGCCGGTATCGACATTCTGGAACTGAGCGAAGACCCGAAGCACCTGGTGCAGGGTCAGACCAGCCCGACCATCAGCAAGAGCAAACTGTTTGAGGTGTCGCTTGTTGACATTGGCGCGAATGACGATGCCATCGTGCTGCAGAAAGACGGCAAGCGCATAGAGTTAGGCAAAGACGGCGGTGTAGAGTTGCCGCTGCTGCATAGTAATAACAACAAAAATCAAAAACCAAAGCAAATGGATCAAGAGAAGTTAGCCCTTCAATTGGGCTTGCCTAAGGATGCCGACGAAGCGACCATCAACGCGAAGCTGGCAAAGCTGCAGGCTGACGGTGCGGAGGCTGAGACCCTGCGCCAGGAACGCGACACGCTGCGTGCCGCCCGTATTGAAACCCTTGTGAACGCTGCCATTGCCGAAAAGAAGATCAGCGAGGACAAGAAGCAGCAGTTCCTGGACCTCGGCAAGAAGCCATGTCGCCCCAGGTGAAGTTGAGCAACATCGTGACAGGCGGCGGTGCTCCAGCCGGTGCTCATGCCGAGTACAAGAAACTGAGCGACGTGCCGAGCGACGAGTTGTCGAAGATGCGCGAGCAGAACCCGGCGCAGTACAAGAAACTGTACAAGGCCGAGTACGGCATTGAATGTGAAATCTGAAGTTAAACCAACAAAAAAGAAAAGAGAAATGATTCGACTTTTTGCAATGATCGCTGCGGTTCTGGTGAACTGCGTGATGGGCAGCACCCTTGCTGCCGTGGTCGGCGTTGACCCCGCCGTGGGTGCCGTCGGCCTGAATGTGTTAGCCGCCACCGTGGGCAATGTCGCCCCTGCCGGTAGCCTCCGTGCCGGAGTCTATACCGAGATCTGGACCGGCGAACTGGTGAAGTACCTTCGCCGTGGCCTTGAAGCCACATGGCTTGACGGCATTCCCGACAGTTCGGGCATCGTGAACAACGACGTGATTCACCTTGTGGAGGTAGGCGTTGACCCTGACGTGCTGGTGAACAACACGACCTACCCAATCCCTTTGCAGGCACTCGATGACGCAGACATCGCCATCCAGCTTGACAAGTTTCAGACGAAGGTGACCCCTGTGACCGACGATGAACTCTATGCCATCAGTTACGACAAGATGTCTCGTGTGAAGGAGAGCCACGGAAATGCCATCAACGACTCGAAGTTTGCGAAGGCAGCCCATGCGCTATGTGCGCAGAAGAATACAGCCACCACCCCGGTACTGACTACTACTGGTGCGCGTGATGCCGACACAGGCCGACTGAAGTTGTGCGTCCAGGACATTATCAACCTGAAGCGTGCGCTTGACAAGTTGAAGGTTCCTGCCGACAACCGCCGTCTGGTATTGTGCACCGACCATGTGAACGACCTGCTGGAGACCAGCCAGGTGTTCAAGGAGCAGTACAACATCAACCGCAATGACGGTACCGTAGGCAAACTGTTCGGCTTCAACATCTACGAGTTCGCCAACAATCCGCTGTACACCACCGCAGGTCAGAAGAAAGCCGTCGGTGCTACCGCTGAGACTGGCGAGTTCCAGTGCTCCTTTGCGTTCTACGTTCCCCGTGTGTTCAAGGCCACCGGTTCTACGAAGATGTACTACAGCGAGGCAAGCACCGACCCGGAGTACCAGCGCAACAAGATCAACTTCCGCCACTACTTCGTTTGTCTGCCTAAGAAGGCCGATGCCGGCGGCGTGATAGGATAAGTAACCCCAAGTTAAAACCGTAAAAACAGAAAGAAATGAAACTGATTGTAAAGAACACATTTCGTGACAAGACCGACCATGTGACGGTATATGAGCCAGGCACCATCCTGGACGTGAAGGACGAGAAGCGTGCCGCCGATCTCGTGAAGCGCGGTCTGTGCGCCGAGTACACAGGCAAGAAGGCTGCCACCGTCACTCTTGGCGATGAAGCCCCTGCCGAAGAAACCCCAGAGACTCCTGCCGAGGAAACTCCAGAGGTTCCTGCCGAGGAGACCCCAGAGACTCCTGCAGAAGGTGAAAAGCCTAAAGGCAATAAGAAATGAGCAAGCCGCTTCAATATCTTGTAATCCACTGCACAGCCACGCCGGAAGGCCGTGAGGTGACATCCAGTGAGATTCGCCACTGGCACACAGACCCTGTGTCGAATGGTGGGCGTGGCTGGAAGCAGATGGGTTACACGGACATGATACACTTGGACGGCAAGGTGGAGCGTCTGGTGAAGAACAACGAGGACGCGCAAGTGGACCCGTGGGAAATCACCAACGGTGCCAAGGGCTACAATGCCATCAGCCGCCATGTGGTGTATGTGGGCGGAGTTGACGCCAACAATGTTAAGAAGGCGCGGGACACGCGGACCCCGGCACAGAAGGAAGCCCTGAAGAAGTATGTGCTGGACTTCCACAGGCGTTTCCCGAAAGTCAAGATCATCGGCCACTATCAGGTAGCGAACAAGGCCTGTCCGAGTTTCGACGTACCGAAGTGGCTGAAGGAAATAGGTATTAACCAGTAAAAAAGATATACGGAAATGGAACTCAGTGAAATCCTCAACGTGGTTCTCGGTGGTAGTCTGGTCGGTGCCATTATTTCCATCGTGACCATCCGCAGTGCCTTGAAGAAGGCTCGTGCGGAGGCAGAGAAGGCTTTGGCCGAAGCCGACACGGTGAAGATAACGAACACTGAGCAAGCCACCCGGATATTGATACAGAACATTGTAGACCCCTTAAAAGAAGAGTTGCATGAAACAAGGAAAGAGTTGTCCTCCCTCAAACGCGAGGTGGCCCGTTTCCGCAAGGCTGTTGACAGTGCTAACAGTTGCCGTTGGAGCGATGTATGCCCTGTTCTTGAGCGGATGCGCAACACATCTGAAGAGCGTGACGGAGGCAAAGGAAGAGTGCTTGTCGGGAATCATCCGTACAGACAGCGCGATTCACCAGTCCATGGACAGCGTAAGCGAGCTGGTGGAGATTCGGATGGAGCCGGTGAGGGTGCCGATGTCGTCGGTGACGCTGACGATAGCGACGGACAGCCTCCGTAGCCTTCCTGCCGGAGCGAGCTATTCAGAGCGCAGCGGTCAAGCAAGCGTGAAGGTGTCACGCAAGGCGGCCACGGCGACCGAGCCCGAGTACATCTATGTGTATGCCACCTGTGACAGCCTACAGTTGCAGTGCGAGCGTTATGAGCGTACTATCAAGAACCTGCATCAGGACTATGGCGAACGACTCAGTGGCATGATGACCCGACTTGCCGAAGCCAGGAAAGAAGTTCAGGAGGTTAAAGAGAAACCGCCTAACGGCATTGGAACGGCATTGAAAAGCTATTTTTACGGACTATTGTCTGGTGTAGTGTTGACTATCATTATTTATATTATCATTAAAAAAAGGAAGCAATGAGCAAGAAATTTATCTACGGCATAGCGGCCGTGACCTTTATGGGAAAATTAATCGGCTACATTGAGAAAGGTAGCTGGGACTGGGGAGGCACGAAGCCCGAGAGCGTCGATGTGGAGGCCGAGCAGGTTCCCGATGCGCCTGTTCTGACGTTGGTTCAGAAGAACGGTCAGATCAGCCCGACGTTCAACCTTATTCAATTGGACTACGAGAACCTGCACAACGTGCTTGGCGGTGAGTTGGTAACTACTGGTGAGGGGCAGAATGCCACCGTCACTGGATGGAAAGCCCCGACGAGCCTTGTTGAGAAGAGCGGTGCGTGGACGATTGATTTTGTGAGCGGTCAGAAGATGACCATTCCGAACGGAACCATTCTGGCGAACCTTGGCGGCAAGCTGACTTTGACGGAGGTGTCGAAGGTGGAATGCCAGCTGAAGGTGAACAAGCCGAGTGACGGGAGCGCTCCCTACGCCATCAACGACACTCCTGCCGAAGGCTGATGGACGCGCGTACCATCCAACAGATCCAGCGAGAGGGTGCGGAGGCCTTGCTGAATGTGGGTGTCTCTGTCCCTCTTCTGGATGTGAAGTTGCCTTTCAGGAAGGAGCCTTGGTGCGTTCGTGTGACGATGAAGCGTCCGACGTTGGCATGCCAGATTGCGATTGCGCGTACATGGCTTCGTGTCGGCATGACGCTGGAGGATTTTGGGGGGTTGGACTATGAGGGTCAGATGCGGTTCCTGTCGGAGCACGGGGGGGATTTGAGCCGGATGATTGCGCTGACGATGGGGCACAGGTGGTTGCCGACCTGGTTGCTGTCTTGGTTCATCCGCCGTTTCATGAAGTGGAAATATCTGAAGGGGGCATTTGAGAGGTTCGTGACCCTGATGGGGACGGAGTCTTTTACGCCTATTATCAGGTCGGTGGAACGGGCGAATCCGATGAAGCTGAGACTGAGCCGCATGAGGAAGGGGAGTTAACGAGCCGTTGGGAAGGCTCCCATAGCCCTTTCGGATTTATCTGGCAGATAGCGAGCGCGACAGGTTGGAGCGTGGAGTATATCCTTCACGGCGTGAACTACCAGACGCTGATCATGATGATAGCGGACGCCCCTCGCTATGTGAAGAAAAAAGACAAGCAAACAAACTCCGCGGAGGAAGAGGCGGGTGATATTGTCTCTTTCTACCGAAGCAATTTGAAACTATAGCATTGCGGCACCCTTGCCGCGAACAGAACAATGAAGCCAATAGAGATTGAATTTCTGATGAAAGATCGCTTGACCCAGGGTATGGAAAGTGGGAGGCAGGCCGCTGAGCGTCTGTTTGCCGCCGTCCACCGTGTGGAAAGAGGTCTCTATGATACGGAGGGTGCCGCCCAGAATGCGGGGAAATTCATCGGGAAGGCTCTTGAGTCTGCGCATCCGAAGGAGAGTTTCAGAAGAAGCCTTGATGCTCTATGGGGCAGTCTGGAGACTTATGCGAAGGAATGTGAAGAAGCCAGCAGGGCGGAAACCAAATTCCTGAAGAATGGTGATGCCGAGGGTGCTGCGGAGAAACGTTCCGAGATTGAGGGACTGGAGGCGACCTTGACGGAACTGGCTGCGGTGTATGGCTTGGTGGAGAAGGCCTCGGACGAATATAACGCTAAGAGCCAGGAAGTGCAAGAGTCCACCGAACAACTTGCCAATGCAGAGGCCAAGCATGAGTCCACCCTTGTGCGTCTAATGGGTGGACAGAGAAACTATAACGCCATCCTTGGGGCATTGCCTCCTGAGATTCGTTCTGCCATTACGGGCATTGAGGGCATGACGAGGGCCTCGCTCGCTTTCATTGCCACTCCGTTGGGGATGGTGCTTGCGGCGGTGGCCACCGCCCTTGCGCTGCTGAACTCGTATTGGCATGGCACGGTGGAGGGTGAGGAAGAGTTTGTCCGTGTGTCTGGCTATGCGGAGGGGGTGATGAGGAGTCTGAAGGATGAGTGCATTGATATGGGAAGGACTCTTGTCCATCTGTTTGATGACCCTAAGCGGAAGGTGGTGGAGTTTTGGGAAGTGGTGAAGCAGAACTTCAAGGATGGCTTTACGTCAGTGGGCAAGACAGCAAAGAGTTTTGCGGGAATTATCTCGTCGGCTCTGATGGGCGACATGGAGGGTGTCAAGAAGTCTTATGATGAACTGATTGTGGGGCTGAAGGGGATGGGCAAGTCTGCCACCTATATGGCGGACAAGGCTGGATTGTGGTGGAGTCCCGGAAACCTGAAGAATGGATATGACAAGTTAAAGAATTGGAACACGAAGGCCGGCACGGATGCTGACCTTGCCGCACAGACACAAGAGATAGAACAAGAGCGAATAGGGCTGCTGTATGAAGAAGCGAAGATAGACCGTGAACTTATCGCCTTGCGGAACAAGATGTACTCTGGCGATGCCGCGCAGCGGCTGAAAGCGCAGGCGGAGGCGCAGGAACTTGTCAACAAGAAGTATGACAAGCAGATAGAACTGGCAGAAAGAGAACTCGACATTGCTGAAAAGAGTTATGCTAACCACCACAGCACGATTGCCGACACGAGGGCACTGGAAGAGGCAAGAGCGAGGGTGGAGCAGTTGAAGGGGCAGAAGGAGTCTGCCATGCTGCCTTTCAACCGGCGTGGAGCAGCTGCTGAGAATTCTCTCGAAAAGGCAGCCGCCCTTTCCTCCAAGGTGGAGGGCAACCTCTCTTATCTTGATGCCAGGCAACAGGCGCAGGCGGAACATGAATCGAGGAGACTTGCCTTGCAGACCGCCCAGGCTTACCTTGACGGCATGGACGAGGGTCACGAGAAGATTCTTGCACGGCTTGACTTGCAGAAGCAGCAGGAACTGCTCGCCATCGAGGAACAGAAGGACAATGCCCTGATGGCCAAGATTGCACATGCCAAGCAGGTGTTTGATGCTGACAAGGGGAATGCTGGGAAGGTGTTTGACATGGGCAGCGTGAAATTTACGGATGAGGAGTTGAGGCAGTGGGATGATTTGACCGCTGCGGTGAAGGCGAAAATCAGCAAGATGGAATCGGATGTCGCGCAGGAGGCGGAGCGTTCTTGGGAGGATTATTTGATTGCCTATGGTGACTTCGAGGAGAAGCGTGCGGCGTTGAAGGCGCAGTATGGTCGGCAGATTGCGGGGGCTGATTCGGAGGGTAAGCGCCTGAGTCTGGAGAAGGAACTGGAGGAGCGGCTGAAGGGTTTGGATTTTGATGCGTTCAAGAAGAGCATTGACTTTGCGGAAGTGTTCGGGAGTTTGGATACCCAGTCGACCGCTGCGTTGTCGGTGTTGCGTGAGAAGCTGGCTAAATACATAGAGGGTGCAGCGAAGGACTTGCGGCCTGAGGACTTGAAGGCGTTGCGCGAGGCGTTGACGAAGATTGACTTGAAGGTGTCGGAGCGCAGCCCTTTCAGTGAGCTGAAGCGTGACATGAAGGCATACGGTGACGCGTTGAAGCTTGTGCGTGCGGCTGAGTCGGATTTGGAGGAGGTGAGAAGCGGGGGTGCGGTGACGGTGGAGGAATATGATGAGAAGACGGGTGAAGTGGTGAAGCGCCTGCTGAGCGAGGAGGATGCTGAGAAGCGTTTGTCGAAGGCTCAGAGTCAGCGTTTCAAGGCGTTGGGTGAGGCGACGCAGAGCCTTCATGAGGGTGTTGAGAAGATGAAGGAGTATATGGCAGCTGCGGAGTCGGTTGTTGGTCTGCTGACGGAGTTAGGTGTTGAGCTTCCTTCTGAGATTGGGGAGATTACGGGCGGTTTCGGTGAGATGCTGGATGGTCTTGCGAGCATTGACTTGACGAACCCTGCGAGTGTCATCACGGGTGGTGCTGAAGCCTTGAAGGGTGCGGTGAAGGCGATGGAGGGTGTGGCGGACCTGTTTGGTGCTGACATCGGTGGGAAGAAGAGTGTGCAGCGTTATGAGGAAGCGAAGGCGATGTATGAGCGTTATATGGCAGTGCTGGATCGTGTGAAGGAGAAGCAGCTGGAGCTTGTTTCCTCGATGAGCGGTGCGGACTATCAGAACGCGGACAACAGCTATGAGTATGCCAAGGGCCTGATTGCAAAGAGTGATGAGGTCGCGAGGAACTTGGGGCGCAATTATCTGAACAGCGGTGCGAGTAAGGGTGTGCTTGGCATCGGGAGCAGTGCTTCTAAGGGCACGGAGCAGCGTGAGAACATGAGCGATGCGGGCTGGGACGAGTATAACGCACTGAAGGGTATGACGGATAAGCTGGCGGAACTTGGCTTTACGGTGGGTTCGCTGGAGGAGGCGGCTGGGGGCAGGATGACGGGCCTTTTCGACCTGACGGCTGCGCAGCTGGAGTGGATTATGGAGAATGCCCCGACGTTTTGGGCGGGTCTGCACGATGACACGCGGCAGTATCTTGAGGAGATCATTGCCTGCGGTGATGAGTTGGAGAAGGTTGAGGCGGCGCGCGATGAGAGTTTGACGAAGATGACGTTCGATGACTTCTACAGCAGCTGGCTGGAGAAGATTCTGGACATGAAAAGCGATGTGGCAGATGTGGCTGAGATGATGGAGGAGGATTTCCAGAAGGCGATTCTGACGAGCCTGATGGAGGAGAAGTACAAGGGTGAGCTGGAGAAGCTGTACAAAATGTGGGCGGACAAGACTGAGAGTGGCGGTAAGCTGGATGAGCTGGAGTTGGAGGCTCTTCGTGAGGAGAATGACCGCATTGCCGAGGAGTTCATCCGTGAGCGTGACGCGCTGGCGGAGGCGTTTGGCTGGTCGGTGGGTGATGAGGATGGTGTGACGCAGAGCGGCAAGGCCGGTGCGTTCACGTCGATGAGTCAGGAGCAGGGTACGAAATTGGAGGGGCTGTTTGTGAGCGGGCAGATGCACTGGTCGAGCATGGACGAGCAGTTGGAAGAAGTGTCGGTGAAGATGGGCGAGGCGGCTGACACGCTTGCCAGGATTGAGGCAAATACGGGCAGCAGTGCTTCTTCCCTGGTCGAGATCAAGGAAGACTTGAAGAAAGTGATTCGTGACGGTCTTAAAGTGAAGTGACTATGGATAATGGTATGGACATATTGGAAGGGCTGGTACTGGTGAACGACACGGACATCTGGAAGGAATACGGCGTGTTCCTGACGGAGGAGAAGCAGGGCGGCAGGGAGAATCTGACCGCCATCATGACTGCGAGCAAGGTGAAGGGGCATGTGCCTGTTGACATTCGGGAGGAGAATGGGAAGAAGTATTCGCAGGAGCTGGTAGTGAGGAATGATGAGCGTGACGTGACGCTGCACTTCGCGCAGTATGCTCCGACGCGTGCGGAATGGCTGCAGAAGTACAGGTTGTTCATCGGGTTTTTGAAGAATGGCGATCATGGCTGGCTGAACATCAGGTTTCCAGAGTTGGATGTGACGCTTCGGGTATTCTATGTTGAGAGCAGCGGGTACCGTCCGCTGACGTACCTGTGGAAGGAGGGTGTCCAGGCGAGCCGCTACAAGGTGAAGTTCAGGGAGCCTGCGCCTATTCTGTAGCATTACAATGGGATTATAATATCATTCTAACATCATTCAACTATGCTTATCACTTTATTTGACAGGAATGGTCTTGAGAAGGCGACGCTGAGCCCGAATGACTCGAGCACTCAAGTGAAGGAGGTGCAGGGCGAGAATGTCCTGAGCCTATCGTTCACGCTGTATGAGTATGTGGAGCTGGATGTGAATGACTATGTGGATTATTGTGGTGAGCGGTACTGGATGACGGAGCGTTACAAGCCAGTGATGAGGAGCACGGTGGAGTGGGTGTATGACGTGAAGCTGTATGGTGTTGAGAGCCTGATAGGGCGTTATCTTGTGCGGATGATGACGGATGGTGCGGATGAGGTGGAGTTCACGCTGACGGCTCCCCCAGTGGAGCATGTCCGCCTTATTGTGTCGAGCATCAATGACGCGATGGGCGTGACGGATTTCAATGTGGGTGTGGTTGTTGGTACGGAGAATGTGGTGATGGATTATCGTGGGAAGTACTGTGATGAGGCGTTGAAGGAATTGGCGGACGAGTTGGGTGTTGAGTGGTGGATGGATGGTGAGACAGTGAACTTGTGCCGCTGTGAACGCGGTGAGCCGCTGACGCTTGCCTACGGGAGGGGCTTGACGAAGCTGGAGCGTGACACCGCTGAGAATGTGAAGTTTTACACGCGCCTGTTCCCGATTGGGAGCAGCCGGAATATTGACCCTGAACATTATGGTCATAGCCGCCTGCAGCTGCCTGAGGGTGCGAAGTATGTTGATGTGGAATCTTTGGTGGAGGAGTATGGTGTCATACATCACTATGAGAAGGATGCTTTCTCGGGGATATATCCCCGAAGGGTCGGTAAGGTGAGTGGTGTTCGTCATGCGGATGTGGTGGATGCTGACGGGAATCCTTATGTGATATGGTATTTCAAGGATGCGGAGCTGGACTTTAACCCGAATGATTACAAACTTCCGAATGCGGTGATGCGGGTTTCTTTCCTGGAGGGGAGCGAGCTTGCGGGACTTGGCAGCGGCGATGAGGGTTATTTCGAGGTGAATTATGACAGTGAGGCGAAGGAGTTTGAGATCATTACGATTTGGCCGTATGATGACGATACGCAGTTGCCTGGTGGCAGTCTGGTTCCGATGGAAGAGAACGAGTATATTCTTTGGAATTTGCGGATGCCTGACAGGTACTACGCGCTGGCTGAGCGTGAGCTGCAGGAGGCTGTTGAGTCTTACAATGCGGAGCATGGTGTGGATGTGTCGCGCTATAAGGGGCAGACGGATCATGTGTGGGTGGAAAATGCGGGTGCTGACATCTACGTGGGTCGGCGTGTGCGTCTGGAGAGTGAGGAGTTTTTCGGTGCTGTGGGGTGGCGCGGGAGTCGCGTCACAAAGATTACGCGTCGTGTGAATCTCCCTTCCTTGATAGACGTGGAGGTTAGTGATGCTCTTTCGACGGGGATGCGTGAGCGTATAGATGATGACATTACTGAGGTGAGGAACTACACGAGGAGTCTGTCGGAATCGATCAGTCTTCCTGACATTATCAGGACGGGGGACGCGACGCAGCCGACGGACAGCAACCTTTTATCGGCGAAGCGTGTTGTCAAGCAGTTCCTGGATAAGGAGACTGATGCGTCGCAGAAGGTGAAGGGAGCGGTGACTTTTGAGGCGGAGGTGAGTGCTGCTGATGATGTGCTGGTGGGTGGTGACGTTGTGGCCGGCGGTGCTGTGAGGACGGACGTGATACAGGCGAAGGATGCGGAAGCTGTGAGGGTGGATGATGACGTGTTGGTGGAGGGGAGTGTGCAGGTGGGGCCCGAGCGTGACCGTTCGGGGCGGAACACGCTTCGTGTGGGCGAGGTCGTGGATGACTTCGAGACGGGTCATGGTTCTGTGGTCCGCTCTGACGGTTCGGCGGCTTTTGACCGGCTTGATGTCCGCTATGCGATGCGTGTGCAGGAGTTTGTGATTAACGAGCTTCAGATTAATTCGGGCGATCAGATATATTCAGAAGGTGACACGATTGACAGCGTGGAGGAGGACGGCACGGCGGCTGGAGTTTACACGCTTGGCCTGAAGAACCAACATGAGTCCTATGTGACAGGGCAGCGTCGGGGTAATATCCTGCGCGGCATCATCAATACGCTTGCAAAGGCTGCCTTTGATGGGAAGGGAACTCTTGAGGCTGAGATGGCGGTTGCGGAAACGGGTGAGTACTACACTTGCTGGATGCTTGTCCAGACGGTGCATCAGGAACCTGGCAACAATTACCTGACGGTGCAGCTTTATCCAGATGATGCGAATGTCATCCCCGGCGGGAAGAATTTCGCGCCGTGCCCCCTGATGGTTGTGCAACGTTGGGGGAACGTGTTGGATGAGGACTACCAGACGGTGACGTACTTGAACGCGCATGATGGCAGGCTCTACACGCTGAACGGTGTGACCACGCCGATTGTGACGCTGCAGCATTATGGTTTCATGTTGGGTCGTCCGAACGATGAGCTGGTGGCAAGATACGGGGAGTACCTACAGAATCGGAAGCGGAGTGTCCTGTATGTTGATGGTCTGCTGGCGGCGAATTTCTTCCAGATTCGCAAGGACGGGAAGGCTGCGGTGACGTATGTGGAGTATGCGGCGTGGGAGGCTGGCGTGACGTATTACTTTGAGTCGGTGAACGCGGAGACGGGGTTGATGGAGACTTCTTATGTGTGGCACAAGGGATGCAAGTGGCTCTGCCTCGTGACGGGCACAGTGGATGAGCCGAGGTATGATTCGCCGTACTGGTATTGTGTGGAGGGTTACCGTGACTTCAGCGTTTCGTTTGCGGAGGTGGAGCAGCTGTATGACCCTGACCATTTCGAGGCGACGTTGACTCTTGTCGCGAAGCTGGGCTACACGGACGTGACGGGTGATCTTCTTGATGCGGACATTGTGTGGACTCGCATCACGAAGGACGGGGCTGGTGAAGTGCGCACGGCCTCGGATGGGATCTGGAACAGCCGTCACGCGGCTGCCGCCTGGCCCACGGGGCGGGGGCAACTCACGCTTGGCTGGGATGACCTGGATGCGGATGGGGGGATGCCTTCTTACATTGCTTTCAGGTGTGAGGCCACGCTGAGGGATGGCGGTTCTTCGAGTACGGCTGCCGCTGTGTTTGAGACGACTGTATGAATAATTATAACGTATTAAAAAGTAAAGATATGTACCCATACATTAAAGTGAATGCCAAGGTGCTGGCTTATCTGCATCTTGAAGGAGAACGCTACACGCTCCCCACGGGGGAGGCGTATCTGTGGAAGTTTGACCTTGCCCCTCTGGGTGGCAACAATGATGCGACGATTCAGGCCATCGGTGGCTTGGGGCTATCGCGCCACGACGTGCTGCAGGAGCAGCGCGGGGAAGTCTGCTTCACGCTCCCTGAGGCTTCTGATGAGCGTTTCAGGTTGGATGAGGTGCCTTCTGCCGAGGAGGGTGATTTATCGCTCATCACCGCCGTGGACTCCTCTTCCTCTGACGGGGAAAGCCTCACCGAGGATGTTGAGGTAGCAGAAGACATATATGAGAACTAAAGAAAGGGGAGAGACATGAAGACTCGCCGATTTGATTTCAGTTACAAGCCCTTGCTGCTGACCTCCTCGTTGGATGTTGAGGGCAGCATTCCGAACGCGCAAGAGTATGACACGCTTTCGCAGGAGTGGCTGCCGGACTATGCTCTGCTGGGGCAGGACGGCACGCCAATATCTCCCCTCGTTCTTCAGGTGCGAGTGCGGATGGTTGATCCTGACGGCATTCTGCATGATGGTGACATCACGACGCAGCTGGTGAACCAGGTGTGGAGATGGGTGGAGACGGACAATGTGGGAACAATCAGCCGCACTGCCATTACGACCTCGACGAGCGGCTTCGTCATCGGCACGGTGGGGGGTACGGAGGTTTCTGATGGAGAAGATACTGTGAGCACGCCAGTCCTTCAGACGGGCCGACTGACGGTTTGCCGAAATGTTCCTGTGGGGAAGCAGGTGCTGGTGACATATGATGCGGATTATGTGGACAGCCGCACGGGTGGTGTGATTCACATTTATCTGGACAAGGAGATTCGCCTTTCGACGATTGCGGGTGAAGTTCCCTCGGTTGTGCTGGACCGTCCGGCTCAGACGCTGTGGCATCCATGCCGTCACGGGCGGGACTTCAGTGTGAGGGCACGTCTGGTGAATGCGGATGGAGAGGATGTGGGCTCGAACTCCTGTTCGTTTGTGTGGGAGGTTTTCCGCGGGAACGGGACGTGGAGTGCCATCGGTTCGGTGGAGTCAGCGGATTTCGGCTGGTCAGTGAGTGCTGACACGGAGACTTTCTCCCAGGACCTGCACCTGATGGGTGAGGGGCTGACGATGCGCTGCCGTGCCACTTACGAGGGTCAGCCCACCCTTGGGGACAATTCTCCGTCGGCTTACTTTTCGATTGTGCGCAGGGTTCCGGGATTTGAGTATGACCTTGCTGGTGTTCCTGAGGACATTGAGGGTGACACAGACTGCATACGTCCGCAGGTTGTCATTACTGACAGGCAGGGGGTGATTGACACGAACCTTGAGGAGTTTCTCATCCGCTGGTATCGATCGGAGGACAATGCCGTGTGCCCGGATTGGACGCTACTGGGGAATGGCGCATCGCTTGACATCTTGACGGATGCGATGCGTGACGGTGGCTACATGAAAATTGGCGTCGATGTGTCGGTGAGGGGAGCCGCGGCTCCTGTGGCGGCAGGCGGTTCCTTGCTTGTTGACGATGAGAACCGCATTGTGTTTGACAGATAATGATTATAGATTAAAAAAATCAATAGAATATGGCAAAAGCAGCAGTACAACGGACGGTGAAGTTCATCAGCAAGCTGGGCACCTATACGTGCTACCTACAGTCGTCGAGCCCACTGTGGCAACAGTACAGCGGGAATGACCCCTCGGCTGCGGGTGCGCAGTGGATCCCAAACCTGAGCGGGGAGAACAGTATCATCATTTATTTCGTGTGCATCTCGTCACGGTTGGCGACAGGGGTGTCGAACCCCGCCTCACACCCTACGTGGAGCATCGCTGGCACGATGCTTAACGATGGGGGCAACATTCTGACGGACGAGAACCCCTATCGCAACTACATTGAGTTGGTGGCTCCTTCGGGTGCGCACACTTACTATGGCTTAAAAATCAAGGGGAACATCGGTGCCCTGCTGGGTTCTTCTTTCACCATTGCGGCCTCGGCCGAGATGGCTTTCGACGGGACGGATGCTTCTGACGTGCTCCGTGCCGCCACGCGTTTTGACATCTGCCCAGCAACTTCGGACGGTGTGCATGTGCACATCTACGACACGAGCGACGCGAGCTTCACCTTCACGGCGGAGGAGCAGACCATCACGATGGAGGCCCGCACCTACATGGGGACGGAGCGCATAGACACTAATGTGAACTATAGTCCGTCATATCAATGGCAGAAGGTGGCGACGGTAGGCGGTGTGACGGACTGGGTAAACATCGGTGGCGCGACGGGCAAGACGCTGTCGGTGGGCGAGAATGACATCATCACCTACGCGCAGTACAGGTGTGTGGTGACGCTCAACAGTGTGCGACATTATGCGTATGCAGACCTGATGGATGCGACAGACCCGTGGATTATCAACCCGTACCCGTCACGTTACAACAGTGGCGGCGTGAAGATTGAGGAAGGTGGCGAGACGATAGAGAACTCGGGTGAATACATACAGTATGCCCCCTTAATCGTGTCGCGTGAGACGAATCTGTCACCGTCGCGGTTTGACGAAGCGACCTTCGACTATGTGCTTACAGACTCGGCGGGCGCGACTATTGTGAATGGTTCCGAGGTGACGACATTCAAGGTGACGTATGCTCAATGCGCGGCTCACGGGAACATCGGTGTGAACATCCAGTCGCATGAGGATTTGGAGGATTATTGATTATTAAAGGGCAGGTATTGGTATGGCTAAATTGAGTGTACAACGTACGGTGAAGTTCCGTGAGAAGAATATCAGCTACTCTCTGCGTTCTTCGTCTCCGGGGGTCTATATTGACAGCGTGGGGACGCCGACGCCTTCGTCCATCACAGTTTCGGCCTATCAGCAGGTGGGGGGCAACACGGCGGTGAAGATGGGGAGTGGCTACATGCGCGCTTACGCGAAGGGCATGAGCGGTGTTTCGTGCCTTGTGCAGAGCACGACGGGCACTCTCTCTCTCACATCGGCCATGCTTGCGAACTCGGGCTACTACCCCATCACGGTGCGTCTGTTCGCTGACGCTTCTTACGAGGATGAGCTATGCCAGCCGCTTGCCATTTCCCTGACGAAGGAAGGGGAGCAGGGTGTGCCAGGTGATCCTGGCGAAAAGGGTGATGACGGTGTTGTCTATACGATTGACCCGTCTGCGAGTGTTGTGAACTTCGCCACGTCTTCTTCCATCAATCCTTCCTCGCTAAAGCTGACTGCCTACAAGCGTGAGGGCACGCAGGGCCAGGTGGCCTTCAGCGGGTGGTGGACGGTGTGGAACCAGTCGGGCGGTGTTGTGAGGCGTTCCACCTCCGCCGTATCGACATTTACGCTGTTGAGTTACTATCTGCTGAATGCGGCTTATCCCCTTACGGTGACAGTGCATGAGAAGAGCAACTCTTCTTCGGCACTCTCGAGTGCGCGTGCTTCTGCGCTCGCCACCGCCACTATCGCGAAGTCGGCGGATGGCGTGAAGGGGGATGAAGGGGATGAGGGTCCCGCAATGCTGCATTGCGGCGTGTGGTCAAGCATGAAAACATACTTCTACAATGAGACAGGGTGCTGCTACGTGCTGGTGAAGAAGGGCACGGACGCGAACGGGCATCCGCTCTACAATGCCTACCGCCTTCGGCAGAAAGGCACCACCTCGACGGGTCAGGATCCTGTGACGAACAGTGGGGATGACGGGGTGTGGAAGATTTTGAGCGGATATGACGAACTGTATGTGCATCGTCTGCTTGTTGACGCGGTGGCGGCGCATGACGGTACGTTTGATTATTTGCACGCCCGTCATGCGCGTTTCTGGGAAGTGCAGATAGAGGGCGTGTTGAACAATCTCGTGCAGGTGATTGATTCCACGAACTGGAATGAGCACTTCAGCGGCAGCTGGCTTGACCCTCTCTCGACGGGTGCGGTGATAGACCTCTCGGCTTATGAGAATCAGCAGGTGACGATAGACCTGCCTTGCGCCTTCTATTGCACTGCGCATGGTGACGGGAATGGTGTGGTTGTGCGGGGCATGCGTGTGGGTGGGGAGAACATCACGCTGTCGGAATTGCGGCAATGTGTGGGCAAGCGGTTCTACTTCTTGCCGAGTCCTGATGCGAACCAGATGATTTCTTTGAGGGCTGGTGTGAACACCAGCTATGGGATGATTGTGACGAGGAGCGAGACGTACACGGACATTAAGAACCTGGTGAGCGGTTCGACTACGGCCGGCACGAACGTGGTGAAGATGATGAGGGAGTACCAGTATTGGCCAAGCGACCCGACGCACTTCGTCATTGCGGAGTGCAAGATGGGCGTCTATGATGGCAGCGAGTGCATATACTGGGAGGTACAGGGCAGTGCTTCGATTCTGCTGCCCGTTGAATGATTTTTATGCAACTTGATAAAATGAGTAAATTATGACAAGGACTCAGAAAAGGAACATTCAAGGTGGCATCGTGGCGTTTGCGCTGTCGGTGCTGCTTGGCGGCATCGGCATCATGATTATGATGCTGAGGGAGGTGCATCAGTCGAAGAAGTATGGCTTTGCGGTGGAGGCTGACGACATCGTGAGGTATAGTGTCATCGGAGCGGTGGGAAGCGTGGTGAACGCGCTGCTGCTTGTTAATCTCTTTGCTGCGGTATGGAACGTATAGACGAGGGCACCGACCTGAAGTACAGGGTGAGCATCAGCGGCATGGGCTTTGACATGTTGGTTGACACGTTTGTGCTGGAAATTCGCAACCAGTATGGGCTGCTGGTGAAGCGCATCGACAAGGCGGACTGCCTTGTGGATGGCGAAGGAGGCTGGTTCTTCACGCTTGAGGCGGTGAAGGCTGGCAAGTATTATGTGACGACGGTGGCGGAGCTGGTGGATGATGACTATGAGGAGGGGGTGATGCGGTGGACGAACCGGCAGCTGCTGTGCAAGGTTGGCGTGAGGAGCCTGTATCCTGTCGCGGTGAGCGGAGGGGATGGGCTGACGGTGCGGTTTGAGCGCGTGACGGAGCGGAGCATTCCAGATGTGCCGGCTGATGAGGAGGTGATTGCGCTGAAGGAGGTGCGCATCTTGAATGCGGATGATGTTGGCGCGGCATGGCGGAAATCTACCTCGGATGGATAAGTGAGAATGGAGTTTTATCTCTATATATTTATTTCTTTATGTTTAACAATTAAAAAAACAAGGTATGACAAATGCTGAGATTAGAGCTGCCCTTGCCGAGGGTGTGCTCGACAAGAACGGCCTCATTGAGGTGTTCAAAATCGTTCGTCAAGCTATCGCTGACGGTGATATGGCTACGGCCAATGAACTCAAGGCACTCATTTCGAGTGCGGTGACTCCGAAGGGTTCTGTGCTCTTCGCTAACCTTCCCGTGCCATCGGCTCAGACGCTGGGACACATGTACAACGTGAAGGATGCATTCACTGTGAACAACACCTTCGTGGAGTATAACGACACGGTTGGTGCGACGCAGAATTCTTATCCTGCCGGCACGAATGTGGCGGTCGTTGAGGTGACGACGGAGGTAAACGGAGAGGAAGTCAAGTCCTACAAGTGGGACGTGATGGCGGGTTTCGTTGACACGAGCGGCTTCGTGCAGGTGTCGGAAATTGACATCCTCACGGCTGCAGACATCCAGGCCGCCTGGACTGCCTCGGGCGAGGACGAGGAGGAAGAGAACGAGAACGGAAATGCTGGTGCGGGTGAGTAACCATCTGATTGGGAGAGGCTGCGGAGATTGAATGCCGCAGTCCCTCCCCTAAAAACAAAAAAGGACATCGTATGGATTATGGACAGAAAAGGGCTGTTAGTCTGACCCGGCTGCTGCGGTTCCTGCGCGGAATATTCGCGACGAAGAGCGACCTTGATGGTGTGACCCCAACCCTGGAGGACACGGGGGTGGCGGCTGGATCGTATGGTCCCTCCGGCAATGTGACGGGTAGTAATGGAGCGACGGTGCAGGTGCCGTACCTCACGGTAGATGCGAAGGGGCGCATCACCAACATCGTCAACAGGATATACCAAGCGGTGAACACCACTTATGCGTTCGAAGATAATGACCCCACGCTTGCCTGGGGCGTGAGGAGCAAGGTGGGCACCGTCGGGGGCACGGACCTTCATGTGACCTTGCCTAGTAATCCGAATACTGACACGAAGGTGACGGCGACAGCGACGACGACGAGTAGCTACTACCCCGTCATCTGCAAGGGTTCGACTGCCACCTCAACAATCACCAGCAGTGTCCGTTTCGGGTCGAAAGTCAGCCTCAACCCGGGAACTGGGCACGTCAAGGCATTGGGCTATGACGGCATCGGCTACGGCACGTGCGCGACTGCTGCGGCAACTGCGGCAAAGGTGGTTGCGCTCGATGAGTACTCCCTTGCTGTCGGCGGCTTCGTGACCGTTTATTTTCAGTATGCGGTTCCAGCATCCGCAACGATGGACATCAATTCGCAGGGTGCGAAGAGCATCTACTTCGACGGTGCATCCATCGCGGCTGGCATCATCCTAGCGGGAGATCGTGCTACATTCGTCTATGACGGTTCCGTCTATCACCTCATTTCCGTCAGCAGGGCCTGCAAGGAGGCGACGACGAGCGTTGCTGGCATGATGTCGGCGACAGACAAGACCAAGCTGGAAGAGGCGTATGGTTGGGGGAATCACGCTAACGCGGGTTACCTGACTTCTCACCAAAGCTTGACTTCATACCTCACCAAGGCTGCCGTGACGGGCGCGTCCACGCTCGCCTCAACGCCAACCTATGTGCTCGTGCTTGATAGCAGCAATAACATTCGTCGCATGACGGTGGCGAACTTCTGCAAGTATGTCATCGGAAGCGGTACGTTTGTTATATCCTGATAATTATTAACAATACAATACTATAAAATTATGGCAGTAACAACAACAACATTTGACTCCCTGCTAAGCGGGTTGTCATCAGAGACTACTAACAGTATAGAAATCATCATGCGCAACACCTCGACGGGTGTGTCGAAAAAAATGTCTTTCGCTACATTCGCCGCGCTGTTGTACGCGTGGATAACGAGCAACAAGGCGAGCGACTTGGCATCAGTTCTGGGCGTTGGGGATGTCGTCGGCAAAAGCTACTTTTCTTCCGAGTCGGCATTTTTTACCTTTGCCCAAGATAAAATTGTTGCTACGGGGCTAATAGACCATTATGGTGCCATTATCTCTATCTGCTGCTACTCCGGGTGGTACATACTTGTTAGAAGAGACACCGCCGGCAATATGGCTTTAGGGCAATCCTCTGACGGCCTTTCTACTGTTGCGTGGGTGTCTTTATAGGCGAATTCTTCAACATTCTCTTAATCGTGAATTCCAAACCAATTACTCCATGCACCCACATAAGTACGCGCTGCGAAGGCATGATTAGTAACAGCTATCTGTACTATCACGCCGCCAGCATGGAAGACGAGGAGTCCCCCATACAAAGAATACCCTGATATTGTAGATATTGTCAACCCAGATACGGTATATATGCCGTCACTCGTCGCCACATCAAAACTTGACACAGTTCCGTTGTTCGGCAGACTCCCCACGCCCAGAACTGATAAAATACCTTTGTCTATTCTATTATTTATCGTTGCATTTTTGTATCTTTATGCGATTTTTTTGCGCAATGAGATAACATGTTATGATACTTAATAAGTAAATTATGCTTGACAAAATTCGCTACAGATTAGTCTATAATAGGACCAGGCACCTGAACAAGAAAGGAGAGGCCTTGGTGCAGGTCGAATGCTTGTTGCATGGGCAAAGAGTGTTCTTCTCGACTAATCTCTATTTGCCCCCAGAAAATTGGGAAAAAGGCTTTGTGGTAAACCATCCTCACGCTGCCGACCTTAATGTATATCTGTATCGTTCCTGCTCGACATACAGGAGCTTGAACTGGAATTCATCAGACGTGGCCAGGTTCCTACCTTGCTCCAACTGAAAAATGCGGTGCTGCATCATATCTCCGCATCTGCCTCGTTTGCAGATTTCGTGAGTTCTATTAATGAGCATTCTGCGCATCGTGGACAACATACAAAGGAGAGTTACAAGACCCTTGTTAAGCATGTCGAGATGTTTCAGGGGGGAACGACACTTGCAGACATAGACCTCGACTTTCTCAACCGATTCTCGGAATGGAGCAAGAAGCGGGGCATGACGCAGTCAACCATTTCTGGACGGCTGAAGAGCCTGAGGGCTATTGTCAATGAGGCTATCGCACGTAAACTAATCTCTGCAGACGATGACCCTTTCCGTTTGTTCAAGATTCCGAAAATAAGGAATCGAGACGAGTCACTTACGCTCGACGAGGTAGATATGCTGCTGAAGGTAAGGCTAAGGGGCAGAATGGCGCACATTCGTGACTTGTTCTGCTTCGCCTGTTTCTGTGGCCTTCGGTATTCCGACCTAACAAACTTGTCCGATGAGGACTTCACCACTATACATGGCCACCGCTGGCTCATCTTGCGCACAAGAAAGACTGATGACACAGCTCGCGTGCCTATCGAGCGCGTCTTTCATGGTCGTGCAATGAAGATCCTGGAAAAGTACCGACATGTACGACAATTCTCACACATCGGCAACAACGCCTCCGCAAACCGTACGCTGAAGGAGGTGTTCGTCAAGGCTGGCATCAAGAAGTATGCACACTTCCACCTTGCCCGTCATACGTTCATCACCCTCTGCATTGAGGAAGGCATTCCCATCACAACCGTGCAGATGATGGCAGCGCATAGCAAGATTGAGACCACGAGGGGGTATGCAAAGCTGGGGCTGAATGTGATAGGGAAGGATGTGGAGAGAGTTTGGGGCAAGCGAAGAAAGAGCGACGCTTCGAAAAGTTGAAAGATTCCTTGCTGAAATGAGATGTTTTTCGTAACTTTGTACTGCTTTTGAGGTGCTGAAGGATGAGAAAAAGAAATGCCTCCAGCCTGTTAATAGTAACGCCAATCACTTTAACACATACGCCACAAGGACGCGGCTGGGGGCATTGAACCTCAACCATCCTTGTGGCATTTTAATTGTTAAAATGATTGGCGGTACAAAGGTACAAAATTTTATTGGAAATGACGCTATTTGAGATATTAAATTTCAACAAAGAACTAATTGACAGGCTTATTTCGGTCGGTTTCAAGCCCGATGACTGCCGTTATGTGGCACTTTACGCTGACTATATGAAGATGCGCGGACGGGGTGAGAAGGTGACATATATCGTGACCGTCCTCTCTGACAGGTACAAAGTGAGCGAGCGCAAGGTGTACAACATCATCAAGAAGTTTGAGACTAACTGCACGGCTGGTGCAGTGTGAATTATGGTAAACTTTCTTTTGTCTCGCTAAAAGTGGCGAACTTTGCAGTACAAAACTTTTGAGACAATGAGAAAGCAATACTTATCGGCACCGCTTCCATTTCAGGGACAGAAGCGGATGTTTGCCAAGGAGTTTATAAAGGTGCTCCAGCAGTTCCCTGACAGCACGACCTTCGTGGACCTGTTCGGCGGTTCCGGCTTGCTGTCACACGTAGCCAAGTGCCAGAAACCGCATTCCACTGTAGTATATAACGACTTTGACAACTATCGCCAGCGTCTGGAAGCCCTGCCCGTGACCAATGCGCTGCTGGCAGAATTGAGGGGAATAGTGGACGTGCCGCGCCACAAGCCTATATTGGGAGAGTTGCGCGAGCGTGTGCTTTCATGCGTCCGCAAGTATGAGCGTGACTACGGCTATATTGACTATATCACGCTGTCTTCGTCGATCATGTTCTCGATGAAGTATGCCACCGAGTTTGCGGATTTGGAGAAAGAGACATTATATAATAATATAAGGACGACCGACTTCCCACCGTGCACCGACTACCTTGATGGGCTAACAATCACCTCCTGCGACTACAGGGAGGTGTTCGACCAATACAAGGAAGTGCCAGGCGTGGTGTTTCTTGTTGACCCTCCATACCTGAGCACGGACAGCAAGACCTACAAGATGTACTGGAAACTGTCTGACTACCTCGATGTGCTGACGGTTCTTGCCGGACATCGCTTCATCTACTTTACCTCTAACAAGTCCTCTATCATTGAACTGTGCGACTGGATGGGCAAGCACCCGGAACTTGGCAATCCGTTTGAGAAGTGCCAGCGTCGCGAGTTCAATGCCCACATGAATTACAGCGCATCCTACACGGACATCATGCTATATACGAAAGCCGCTTGAATAACATTCTAATACCGTTTGAACGATGAACAAATACTATCAGATACTTGGCAAGGTTCTGGAGAAAGGAAAGACCCAGACCAACAAGAAAGGGAATATACGCTACCTGCTCAATGAGCAGTTGTCTTTGACACCGGCTGACCTGCTCGACATATTCGAGAGCCACGGAATAGCCAGAAAGAAGCTGAAGAATGAACTGCAACTGTTCATGCAGGGTGAGCGGAACGTGGAACGCTACCGCGACATGGGCATCAACTGGTGGGACTATTGCGGCAGCGTATTGGTGAACAGTTACCCCACCTACTTTGAGAAGCTGCCACCACTCATTGCAAAGATAAACCGCGAGAAACGTAACAGCAAGAACTATGTGCTGTTCCTGGGCGAGACGGGGGCGGAGAGTAATCAGGCACCCTGTCTCAGCCTGGTACAGTTCCAAATAGACGACAGCGAACTGGTGCTGTCAGCATACCAGCGAAGCAGCGATGCCAACCTTGGGTTACCGGCTGACATATACCACCTGTACCTCATGGCGAGACAGATAGACCTGCCCCTAAAGTCGATAACACTGAACCTCGGCAACGTACACATATACGAGAACAATTTGGAACGTACACGCCAGTTGCTCGATGGTGACGAGAACGTGAAGTTTGATTTGAACACTTGAAATAGATTGTATTGTGAAAACAGAAACGCCCAGAGAAATCTGAGGCGTTTTTGGGGTGTGGGGGGAGGGAACCCCGAAAAATAACTTTTCGTTTTGCGAAACGGAACGCTTCGTTTAATTTTTCATGAACATTTCGTTTTGCGGATTATA